TTGAAGGGGATCGCCAGCGACGGCAGGAGCGATCCCAACGACGCGCTTTATGCGGCGCACTATGCCGGCAAGCTGCAGGGCGTTCTTGACAACGCCACGCCGCAAACTGGCGTCCCGCAAAATTGGTCAAATCCGACCAACGCGCCGTCGTATGCGTCGGCACAGAAAGCCGCCGGCGACGCGCTCTACGCCAAGGCGCAAGACGTCGACCGGCTCAACGATTGGATCGCCAAGAGCGCCGTCGCCGGCGGCCCCGACGTCGGCGGCCAGGCGAGCGCGTGGTTACGGTCGCCCGAAGGCCAGCGGTTCGCGCCGCCGCCGGCGGCTGGCGCCGGGCCTGACACCGCGCCAGCCTATAGCGCGCTCAACAACCTCGCCCAAACTAATGCCGGGCCCGACTTGTCGGGCTTGCCGTCGGGGTTTGATATCCGTCACGCTGTGCACCCGCTCGCGAGCAGCATTGTCAGCGGCGCGGTCGCTGGCGCCGGCGGCCAAATCGCCGAAGGTCATTTCGATCCGGGGACGCTGGCGGCCGAGACGCTCGTCGGCGCCGGCCTCGGCTATGGCCTTCACAAAGGCGTGCCGGCGATTACCAAGACCTTCTTTCAAGCGCCTGCCCAACGGCGCGCGATAGACGCGGCGCGCTCGACCCTATCGACCGGGCAATATCAAGCGCCGGTTTTGCCCGACGCGCCGTTTCGCGACGCGGTGCGCAGTCTCATTTTCGGCCAGGGGGCGGCCGGCCGGTACTAGCGAACGAAGATCATCCAAACGAGCAAGAGGGCGCAAACGGCGGCAAAGCCGAGCCAGCCGAGCGCCTTCGTTTCCTCCACGGTCCAACTCTGGCCCCGAGCCCAAAGCGGTCGATGATCCATTTCTTTCTCCTAAAGTGAGCGGTTGCCTCTTCTGCAACTCATATAGCGCATGGTCATTGTGGCTTCAAGCCACGACGAGAGCCCGTCTCTTGCCCACATGGCGCCCACATAGAGCCGGTTTCCCGTGTGGGCAGGGCAAGAAAAAGGCCCCTCGTGGGGGCCAGTTTTTATCTTATTTTTCAGTTACTTAGGAAGTGGTGCCCAGGGGAGGAATTGAACCACCGACACCGTAATTTTCAGTCACGTCTGGCGTCGTTTTGCGGGGTATAAGTGCGACTAGTAGCGAAACATAACATGTTGATTTTGAACGTACTTGACCGAGCGAGCACGTGACGCTATATGAATTGCCGGGGCATTTCTGCCCACATGGCGCCCACATAGCGCAATCCCTAGAAGAATAAGGACGAACCCGAAAATGAAACCGCTCACTCAGAAGATTGTCGACACCACGCCCGCGCCAAAGACGGGCTTCAAAGAATTGCGTGAGCGCGGCTTGGTACTGCGTATCTCGGCGACTGGCGGTAAATCTTGGTCGTTTGAATTTCGCTCGCCGCTTACCAAGAAAAACGCGCGCATTTCGTTTCAAGCGACGTCGCTCGCCGACGCGCGCTCGATCGTTCACCGCTATCGTGTCGCGCTCACCGAAGGCAAAGACCCGAGCGTGGAGCGAAAGGACGAGGTTGTCGCCAAGCGCAATGAGTATGCGCGCACGATCACGGTGCGCGCCTCGCTCGACGCCTACGAGCCTGGCTTCCTGGCTGACGCTCCGCTCAAGCAAGCGTCGCGACGCGATCGCATGCTTCGCTTAAGGCGCGTCCTCTCGCCGCTCATGGATCGCGCTGTGTCCTCGATCCCGCAGCCCGAAATGATCGGCTTCCTTGACGGCGTCCGGAAGAATAGCGGGCCGATCGCCGCCAACCGCGCGCATGCCGAAATTCGCGCTTGGCTTGGGTGGGCGAAACTGCGCGCGCATGCGACTGATAACGTGCTCGATCGCGTGCCCAAGCAAGTGAGCGAGAAGAGCCGCGAGCGCGCCCGCGTGCTGACCGACGCCGAGCTCGCCGCGATGATGAGCGGGACGACGGACGGCTCGACGTTTTCCGATTTCATCCGCGTGCTCTTGCATACCGCGATGCGCCGCGATGAAGGCGCGAGCATGCAGCCGCGTTGGCTCGACTTTGACGAGGGCACGATCACAATTCCGGCGGCCGTCTCCAAGACCGCACGCGAGCGCGTGATCCCGATGGCCGAGGCGCTTGCGCCGATGCTCAAGGCGCGCGTCGAAGGCCTCGCGCCCGACGGCTACATCTTCGGCGAGGGCTCGGGCTTCCGCGCGCCCTTGCAAGGTTGGGACAAGCAGACGACGCGGTTGCGCGCCGCCATGCCGGCGGACGATCATTGGACGTTGCACGATATCCGCCGCACCGTCGCGACCCGCATGCACAAGGCAAAGGTCCATCCGTTGGTCGTTGAGGATTTGCTCGGCCATTTGACGGGCGTCCGCAAAGGCGTGGCCGGCGTCTACAACCAGGCCGAGACGTTGGAGGACCAAAGGCTCGCGCTCGCCGATTGGGCGGCCAAGCTGGCGTCGCTGACGAACGTCGTCACGTTCAAGCGGGTGGCCTGACATGGGCGAAGGTCCCAAAGGGCGGCTGTTGTCTTTGCGCGAGGCGGGGGAGCGTGTGCGTCTAAACCCTGAGACGTTGCGCGTTCTCTTGATCACCGGGAAAGGGCCGCCCGCGTTCAAGCGTCCTGGCTCGCCGCGCTGGCTCTTTTGGTCCCGCGAATTGGACGCGTGGCTTGAAAGCGGCCGCGTCAACCCGCCCGCCGCCGCCGACCACTCTCAAGCCACTGGTCAAACTCACTAGACCAAAACAACCAGCGACGTGAGCCGGGCCGCTTGAAACCAGGCGGCCCCATGTCGGCGTATAGAAGCGCCTTCAAGGTGCCCACGCTCATGTTGCCGCGCTTGGCCGCGTCGGCCATGCCGATGAGCTCGCCTTTCGGGTTTGGCATCATTGGAAACTCGGATCGTTGTCGGTTCCGCCGTCGACGCCGGCCATGCTGCGCAAGAGCTCGAAAATTTTCCGCGTCGTCGTCGCGTCGGGGCGCGAGCACACGCGGCGGCCGAGCCGGTTGCGGTGGCGGTTCACCATTTCGATCGCGTCGGCGAAGGCGGCGTCAAGCAAGCGCTCGCGCTCTTCCTCCTCGGTCGGTTCGAAGCGACGCGGTTGCGGCGACGGCGGCGACGGCGGGCGCTCTTCGTGCTCCTCGAGCGCGACGGCGATCGCCTGGCCTATCTCTCGACCAAGCTTGTCGGAGGCCTCGTCGAGCTCGGCGATATCGGCGCGGGCGAGCGCCTCCCGCAATGATGGTCGTGGGTTCATTGTCCATACTCCCTTGCAAGTCTCGGCTTGCCGGCGGCGACCTTGAGCGGCGGCTTGTCCTCCCGCTCATGGCCCCAATTGATCTTGCGGCGCGGCGGCGGCTTGACCCCGAGCTCGGCCGCCTCGAGGCGCTTGGCCTTGCCGATATCGCCCTTGTCCTTTTTCGTCTTGAGAGGATGGCAGACGACGACGCAAAGCAATTGCCCGTCGGCCGGGGTCAGCTTGCGCAGAAGATCGGCGGCCGGGCGCTCGCCCTCGGCGATGATATGGTCAATTTGATAGTCGGCTTTCTTCCGACACCAGGCGCCGCAGCGCTCGCAATGCACGCGGCCTTGCGGATCGGTGGCGCGCCCGACGATCGCGATCCGATCGGAAACGGTAAACTCACGTCGCTTGCGGTTCATGCGGCAAGCGCCTCCGTCGCGTGGATAATGGCGGGCCTCGCCCATCGTCGTTGAAAGGCGCGCCATTGCGGCGCCGGCCGATATTTTTCCTGCGATGGTGTTTCGGGAAGCCAAAGCATCGCCATAGGCGTGAAGCCAATCGACTTCATCTGTCGCAAACGTCGCTCAGCAAGATCGAAAGTATCTTTCGGATAGCCAATCAGCACATAGGCGCGCATCCGGTGCGACGCCTCGGTGAACCCCGCCTTGAGAAGCCGTGAGGCCGCGCTCTCCAACGTCTCGAAAGCGTCGCCGGGGTCGTAAGCGAAAAACATATTTGGACGGGGCCTTAAGCCCGCGAGCAATTCAACCTGATAATCCTGCAGCGCAAGCGCCTCGAGGCCGCCGGTGAACTCGACCCGCCGACCCTGCCGCCGCAGCATGGCGAAAACGGCCTCGACGTGCTCACGCGGACAAGCAAGCAGATTGTCGTCGAGAACATTCCAGCCGTCATGGATCGGCAGCACATTGGCCGAAGGCCATTTCTTCCACACCGCGCAGAACCAGCATCGCCGGGGACAGCCGCGCGAGGTGATCGTGTAGCCGGGCCGGATGTAGCGGCCGGGAATAAACTCGAGGCTGTCGTCGCCATAAGCCACCCCGCCGATCTTGACCGGCGCCACATAGCGCCAATCCTCGGCGAGCCGCTCGGCGATCGCCTTGTCGGCGGTGAACGTCACGGAAACATGCACCTCGTCCGCCTCGGCGAATAGGTCGGGAGGGCCGCAATAAGAGAGCCGGTCGACGGGCGTCGCCTTCGTGCGGCGGGGAAAGACGCGAATGAGCCGGTTCATGCGGCCGCCGGCAACAAACGGTTGGCGTCTTCGCGCAGGATCGTAAGCGCGGCGACGGCCTCGGGGCCCTCATCCTTGGCCACGTTCATGAGCTCGGGATAGCCGGCCTCGAGCGCCGCCTCGATTTCCGCCCGCGTCGCGTGACGCCCTTGCGTCCACCAATCGACGCGGTTCGGCTCGCTCAGCCGGATAAGCCAACCGTTGTCGACTTTGAACGGACGATAGGCGCTCTCCCAAAGTGCGATTGCGCCAGGATTGCGCTTAATCATCACCCCGGCGACCGAGTGCTCAATTTCGTCGAGGCCTCGCTCGTCGCGCCGACGGGCAGGCACGGTCAGGAACGGGCAAGCGGTTGCCGAATATTCCATGCAAGCGCGATGGCCTGGCGGCTCCATCGTCGTGCGATTGACGGCGCACATGGGCCCGATGGCAAACACTTGATGGACGCCGAGCGGCTCGCCGCAAATCCAGCAAAGCCGCTTGCGCACCGCGAGCTCGCGCTTGCCCGATCCGAGGATGCGAAAGTCGGGTTTCGCGCCGGCGACGCGGGGCCCGACTTCGCGGCCGTCCAAAAACCAGGCGACGAACCACGGGACCGGATAGCCGCGATCGTCTTTGGGCAAGCGGGCGATGCGAACCGGCGGGGAAGGAAGTTTGCTCATGCTGGAAACACCACTCCTCTTTGCAGGCCTTGCGAATAGATCGTCTCGATTAGATCGCTGAATTTTTCCTTGGTCAGTTTGCTCGAGCGATAGCCGAGCGCAACCACGCCATCGCCGTCGAGCGCCGGCATGAACCGCAGCTTGTGGCCGGCGGCTTTCATGAAGGCGCACTTCCAATCCTCGGGCTCGTAGTGCTCGCCGGCGTGCTCGAGTTGCGCCGAAACCTCGTTGAGCAACGCCCACATGAGGCGGTTTTGCGCGAGCGTGCGCGGATCGTCGACGAGCTCGAAAATCGCGCCGACCGGCGCGGCCTTGAGCGCTGCCATGAGCTCGGCGCGGTTCGTGTCGGTTATCGTGCGGGTGAGCCTCATGCGTAACGGGCCTCGAGCGCTTGGACCTTGGCCTCGACCTCGCCGAGAAAGAGGCGCGCTTCGGCTTCCAGGGTGGCGATCGCGGCCTCGTCGCGCATGACGCGCTTTTGAAAGAATTGGTACGGGTCGGGAAAGCGCGGATCGTAGGAAACGAAATCCCACCATTGGCGGCCTGAGCACGCCAGCGCCCAATGGAGTTGCGGCAAGTGATCCTCAGGCACGGCGTCGTCGAGCAGCGTGCGCAGATGCGTCGCGCTCGTCGGGCATTTGAGCTCAAGGCCGCCCTCGTCGCCGACCAGGCTATCGGGGGAGGCGTGCGCGTTGGCGATCGTCGGATGCGGGATAAGCCCGATTTTGATGACGGGGAGGTTGGTTAGAAACGCGTAGGACGCGCGCGCTTCATCCTCATGATCGCGGCCCCAATACATCGGATTGCTGCGCTTGGCCGGCACGTGAGTAATGCGCTCGGCGGCGAGCTCATAGAGATAATCAACCGCCGCCGCTGTGCGCTCGCCAGAGCGCTTAAGCCGCGTGATCGCGACGCCGATCTTGGAAGCGCCGAGCGAACCGCAGCGCGCTTCGAACCATTCATCCGACCGCTGTTCCACTGGCCGCCATCCTCTTCTTGCGGTTCAAAAGGCCGATCGCGCGCTTGTATTGAGACACGCGCATTTCGGCGATTGACGGCGCTTCGATCGTCTCGAGGAATTTGGCTAAGTCGCTTTGAGTGTCGCGGATCAATTGCTCGACATAGGCGATATCGTCGAGCTCAATGATCGGGTCGACGGGTTCGCCGCCGGCGCCGTCGTCGTCGCGCCCGGCGCCAATGCCGAGCGCCTCCTTGAGCGTGTAGCGCTGCAGATAGGTGACCGTTGAGGCGATCGCCTGGTTGGGGTTTTTCTGCCCGCTCTTGTCCTCGACGCCCTCGAGGCTGTTCTCCTCGCTGTAGCCGTCCTCATGGCTCAAGATGCACGTAACCTTGATCTTGGGCCCTTCCTGGCTCGACTTGTGGCGATAGCTCAGCCCGTGCTTGCTAAGGACCGGGTCGACCACGGCGCCGACGTCGGCGAGCTCCTCATATTTGTAGTTCGTGCGCCCGTCGCCGCTCTTGTGCTCATAGTCGACGACGCGCGTCTTGAGGATCGGCCCAAACTCGCCTTTGGCCTTGGCGAGCGCGGCGTAAAAGGATCGGCGCGCATCGGCCAGGCTGACGCGCTCGCGCAGCGACATGAGGCGCTCAAACTTCTCAATGTCGACGGCAGGATCGCGCGCCGCGTTGGCGATCATGACAAGGATCGGATCGGAAGGCGCCCCGGCGGAAGCGACGGTGCTCTTTGGCTCTTCCGCCGGGACTAGCTCGGCCGGCCTAGGGGGTAAGGAACCGGCCGCAGCGTCGGCGTCTTTTGGAAGCTCGGGAGAGTTTTGGACAAGGGGGCGCCGCATGCCCCCTAGGGTGCAAATCCTACAACCAGTGTCAAGAAGAAGTTATCAACAGGCGAGCGGCTCTTATTTCTCAGTGTGGTCAAGTTCTTTGCGTTTGAAGAAGAGTTGCCGCTCTCGCAACCGCTTCGGATCATCACGGGTTTCCGGCGGCGGTAAAAAGAACTCGTTGGGCATAATGTTGAGCGCATGCATGACCTTTAATTGTAGCTCGAAAGTCATGCCGGTTTCGCCCGTTTCGTAGCGGCTTATCAGGCTTTTAACGGTGCCAACCTTGTTGGCTAAATCCTCCTGGCGCATGCCGCGCGCCAGCCGCCATTCGCGCATGTAGTGAAGCGGCCGGCGAGGGGTCGGATTAGATGTTGCCATAACTGCAACATAGGACGCACAAATGGCTAAGTCAACAGACGGGGATTGGTTAATTGGGCGAAACTGGCTTGACGATTGTTACTGATGTTGCAATCGTCGGCCCATGCCTCGGACCTATCCGCTCACGCCGCGTCAACGGCGTAAATCGCCCATTCTCCACGTGCCAACCGGGAAGATCGCTCGCGAGAGGCTCGAGCTCATTCGCGCCCGCGAGGCGCTTGGCCTCAGCCGGCCGAAGCTGGCCGAAAAAACGGGCCTCTCGCGCACCCACATTTTCCGCGTCGAGACGGGGGCCGTCGATCCAGGCTTGGACAGCATCGTCACCTGGCTTACCGCACTCGGGCCCGATGCTCCTATCACCCTGTTCGAACCTCATCCCCGCGTGGCGCAATGGGTCGCCTTGATCCTCCGCAACGTCATCGCCCGCGAAAAGCTCGTAGCTTAGAGGGCCGTCATGGGCGCGCGGCGACGGGAGATTTTTGAGCCGTCCGAAGACGAAATCACCGACGCCGTTGTCGAGCATTGGCGCATCTGCGGCGTGCGCGGCTCGCTCGTCGCCGGCATCCCGAACAAGCGCGCTTTCGGTCAGCCTGGTCTAACGCCAGGCCTGCCCGATCTTCTCGTCCTCTCGCCGCAGCTTGGCGACAAGACCGGCTTTATCGAGCTCAAGCGCGGGCGAGGCGGCCGGCTCAGCGACGCGCAAATCGAAGTCGGCCAAATCCTCATCGATCGCGGCGCCCCCTACGCCGTTTGCAAGGGCCGCGACGAGCCGATCGCCCAACTGAGAGCGTGGGGGGCGATCCGGTGACCGACCTCAATTGGATGGACATAACGGCCGCCGCGATGGTCGGCGTCCTGCGCCAAATCAAGCACAGAAGCCGGGGCGACAAACATAGGTGGAACGCGCCGCTCGCGGGCGGTTGGGACCGCGATATCGAGAGCTCATGCGCCGAAAAATACGTTGCGAAGAATTTGGGCCTCTATTGGTTCGATTGCGGGGAAAGCGCGGGTTGCGAGACTGACGTCGGGCCCTACCAAGTCAGGCACACATGCCTCCCGAATGGCAGACTGACGTTGCACCCCGAGGACAAGGATCATGAGGTTTTCATTCTCGTGATCGGCCGGGCGCCGATGTTTGAAATGATCGGCTGGTGTTTCGGCCACGAAGGCAAGCGCACTGAATATTGGGAGGACCCGTCGAACAGCGATCGGCCGGCCTTTTACGTGCCGCGCCAAGTCTTGCGTCCGATGTCCGAGCTCGAGGACGCGGGGATGCAACTCGCATGAGCATCGCGGCCGCCATCGAGCAAATGATCGCCGAAGGCTTCACGCTCGAGCAGGCAATCAAGGCCGCGAAAATTGTCGAGGCCAATCTCTCGAGCGGCCCTTCGCTCACGGCTCGCCAAGTCCGAAATCAGCGCTACTATCAGACCCGCAAGCGTCTTAATTCAGACGCTTTAAGACGCCCTCAAGACGCGTCTGAAACCGTCTTAAAAGCGTCTGAAACCGTCTTAATTAAGACGCCCCTCGCGCGCGTAGAGGATAATAATCCTAATTTAGAGCTAACTGGAAAGAAGAAGAATAATACGCCAACGCGTCTTAATCAGACGCCTCGCGAGTTCCTCCTCGAATGCCTCTCGGCCGAGAGCGCCGACGCCGTCCTCGCTCACCGAAAAGCCATGCGCCGTCCGCTGACCGGGCGCGCCGCCCAATTGCTGGCCAAAGGCTTCCTGGCGACCGCTGACCCGAACGCCGCCGCCGACATGATGATTGAACGCGGATGGCAGGGCTTTAAGCCCGAATGGTTCGACAACGAGAGGCGCTCAAATGGACAGCAACCGGAAAAACGAAGGCGCTCAATTTCTGACGTTGCACCAGACTTCATCAAGCGCATTGACGAAAAATTCGCCTACCTCGACGACGTGCGATCCTCGCACGGCTGCGCGGAAAGCGGCCCAACTTTTCGGCTGTTACCCACGGAACGAGGCAAACGATCCTGAAATGTTCATCACGGCCGCGACGGCGCTCCTCGCCTGCTATCCCGAGGTTGTCGCCGATCGCGTGTGTGATCCCGTTCGCGGTTTGCCGATCAAAAACAAGTTTCTCCCCGCGATCGCCGAAATTCGCGAGGCCTGCGAGCGTGAAATGATTTGGCACGACGCGGTCGAGCGCCGCGAGCGTGAGCGGCGCCATACCGCCGAAGTGCTCGCGCCGGCGCCGCCAGCGACGGATGAAAGCCGCCGTCGCGTGCGGCAGATGGCCGACGAGCTCCTCGCCGAGCTCAAGGCTCGAGGCGAGCCGGCCAAGATCGATTTTCGGCCGCCGCGATCGCCTGGCGAAGCCGAGGCCGCGCGCCGCCATTTCGAGGCGCGCTTGCCCGAGCTCAAGGCCGAATATTCCGCTCGCCCGGTTGTTCTCAGCGGCGAGCTCCACCAGCCGCCGCCGGTCGAAGATGAGAGCTATGACCGCCGCTTACCGTGATCTTTGTTTCGCTTCGAGGCCCGCTTGGATCAGTTGCCGGATGGCCTCTGCGCGGCTTGGCAGTCGGTGCGTCCATCGGAACTCGTCAATTCGCTCGACGAGCTTTGCGGGCATGGGAGCGACGATGCGCTCAGCGTCGCGTTTAGGTTTTGCCACCATGGGCCACCATATGCACGGCGCGTCTTGTAGGGTAAATGTGCCGAGTGTGCCGGTGGAACAAACGTGCACGACGGATACCCGTTGCACAAAGGCGTATGACCTCCCCAAATTTGGGGGGGCGCGCTGTGATGAATTGATGACGGAAGCGCAACCTTGCGTGTTGCATCGGGCTCGGTTGCGGCTCAAAGTAACTTCAAAAACCGGGGATCGGAGGAGGCGGGACCATGCAAAATCATGCCCTCTTACGGGACGTCGACCCGGTCTACGGTCGCCTTTTGCGCTGGCTCGAAACGGCGGCCAAGGCCTCTAAAAAGCGGATCGTGACGCACGAGAAAGAGCTCCCGAACGGCCGCTATATCGTGTGCGAGGAATGGCCCTCACGGGGCGCTTATCTCGAGCTCGTCCGCCATCGCATGACGCTCGAGGCCATGCTCTACACGTCGAAACCATCGGAAGAGGATTGACCGTCGATTTTGGCTTCGATCTGCCCTAGGCGTCGCCGCACATGGTCGATCGCGCGGGCGGCTGCGCTTATTTCGTTGCGCAGCAAAAGCATGGTGTAGATTTGTGCGCCAGCCGTGACGATGAGCGCCGTCGTTTGAACGGCGTCGATCCACTCTTCGGGTCTGAGCATGGAAGGCCTTCCCCCGCCGGTTGCCTATCAAACAACATTGCGGGGCGAAGGTTCAAGAGGCGCAACTCTACTTTTTTGTGGGAGGATGCGCGCGGCGCCACGCTTCGGTTTTCGCGCCGCGCGTGACGCCCTGCTTGGTCGGCTTGTTCGTACCCTTCTTGAGCGAGCCTGATTTCTGCAGCGTGGCGCTGGCCACGGCGTAGGGGTTCACGCCTGGCGAGGCCTGCTTGATTTTCTTGACGGCGGTTTCCATGAGCGCCGGGAGTTTGCGGCCTCGCGTCGGCATTTTAGCTTCCTACGTGAGAAATCCAGACCGGCGTCGCGGCGCTTGGCGGCGCTGGGCTATATGAGTTAATCCAAACTACGGTCGGCCCGACAGGAGGCGACCCGCCATACCCGACAATCCTAACTTCGGTGGCAGCGAGGGCTGGTGGCCCCGGTCCTCCATACGAAGCGATCCGCACTAGAGAAGCCGTGTTGCCAGGGGGCCGAGCGCCGTAGCCAGCAACCCAAACTGGCGTGGCAACCATCACGCCACCGCGATCGCGTTGCTGACCGCCGCCGTCGCGCCGGCGGGATTGGTCGCCGTCACCCTGCAGCTGACATTGGTCCCGCTGTCGGCCGCCGCCAGCACGCGGGTCGAGGCGGTCGCGCCGACGATGTTCGCGCCGTTGCGCAGCCATTGGTAGGCGTAGGACGTCGGGGCATAGTTCCAATTGCCCATGGTGCAGCTGAGCGTCGAGCCGACCGTCGCCGTGCCAGTGACGGCCGGCGCTGTCGTGTTGACCGGCGGCAAAACTTTGCTGAGCTCGGCCGTGATCGCGTTCGACATTTGCAGCGGCGTGAGATTGCCGGCCCGCCCGGCGTTGACCACAAGCAAGACATCGTTGGTGAAGCGCGTATTGAGGCGATGGCCCGGCTTCAAGCCAGTCGGCGCGTCCTTGAGCGTCGTATCATGCGTGATCGTGTCGGTGTTGAGGGCCGACGCGATCGCGCTGAGTTCCGTCGCCCGGTTGGCGTAGAAGTGGTGGATCATCGCCGTGAGGGCGATTTGGCCTTGAAAGTCCGCGACGTGGTAGCTCATCACAAAGCCTCACTCAATATATCCCAAAAACGGTTTCCTGGCGGGCGGGCCGCCGCTGCCCTTCCAGATGTTGCCCTTTTGGAGCGGCCCATAGTTCCACGGCGCTTTGCCCGTCAAAGCGTCCCAGATGTTGTTGCCTTGCTGAAGCGGCCCATAGTTCGATGGAGCTTGGCTCTGCACATCGGGAACCGACGCGGTCGCGTTAGGCGGAATGGTTGACCCCCCGGCCGCCGGCGCGGCTTGGCTTGGCCCGCCGCCGCCGAACAGATTGAGCGTGGTGTAAATCGGGCTCCTCGACAACGGTCCGCCTTGGCCCGAGCCTGGCACTTGAGGCTGATACAAGCCGAACCTCGGGTTGCCGGTCGAGGTTGGCGGGACCGAGGCCGTGGGGCTTTGGCCCATGCCGAGGTTTTTGGGCCGCTTCGGCGGCAAGGGCCCGCCAGGGCCGCCAGGGCGCGGTGTGTCGCTCGGCGTGCCTTGGGGCGCTGTGCCCGTGTCGGGCCAGGGCATATGTGGGTAAGTCTGCGGCGTCGGCGAACCGGGCCAGGGCATATGTGGGTAAGTCTGCGGTGTCCCCTGCCCCCCCACGTAAGGTCCGCCAACGCCCGCCGGCGCAGGCCCCGGCGGGGTATTGGTCACTTGCGGCCCTGGCATGCCGCCGACGCCGCTCGGCCGCTGAAACCAGGCGTTGGTCGGGGCCTGGTCGTTGGCGGCGGTCGGCGTGGGGGCCATGACGCCAGCGCCGGCGATCGCCGCTCGGGCGTAAGGGTTGATGTTGCCGCCAAGGAACGCCAACGGATTGCCGCCGCCGCCGGTGACGTCGGGTCCCATCGGTTGGCCGGCTTGGAACGTCGGCGGCCCGCCTTGGGCGGGAAAACCCATCGATGCTGCGCCTGGCGTGACCGCCTGGCGGCCCATGACGCCGCCGCCAGGCATATAGGCCCCGCCCGGTCCGACCCCGCCCCCTGGCAGGCCTGGCGCGTAGGGCGTGGCTGCGCCAGGCGAGGGGATCAATTGCCTAAGCCAATCGGGCAGGCCGCTCGACGGCCCGACCGAGCCGTCGGGGTAGGGCGTCCAACCTTGCGGCAGACGATAGGGGCTATTCCAATCGCTGCCCGTCATGTCGGTGACGGGCATTTTTACGGCTCGACTTGCGTCGGGCTCACGCCGGGCACGGTGCGCGGCCTCTCTCGAGGGTCGCGCTCGTCGAGCCTGGCCTTGTAGCGCTCGACGCCTTCCTCTTGCATTGCCTCGGATCGCTCGCGCTGTTCCTGCGCCACGGTGAGCACGGGCTCCTCTTGGGCGCGGGTTGCGGCGAGCTCCCAAGGCCGAAGCTTGGCCTCCTGCGGATCGGGCCCTTCGTTGGGGATATCGCGCGCGTAGCGCGAGCCTGGCGGATAGGTTTGCGCGGGGCCTGCGGTCGCGCCGGGTTGCGGCGGGGCATAGGCCGGGCGCGGGGGCGGGGGAGGCGTTGGCCTGACCGGGGGTTGTGGAGGGGTCGGCATGGTGGCTCCTTAGCGCTTGCTGTCTTTGTCGGCCGGCGGAGCTTTGCGCTGGCCTTCCTCGGCCGCCGGCTGGCCGGAAGTCGACGGGCCGCCAGGCTCGCCAGGCAGGGGATTGTTAGGCCCGTGGCCTTTGCGCGATTGGTCGGTGCGGTGCTCGGGGCGCGTCGTCTCTTTCGGATCGTTGGGGTTTGGGGGATTGGGCATTGGGGGCAGTCTCCTCGCTTTACGCATGGGAAACGCACGAACGGCTGATTTGGTAGCACGTTATCGGGAAGCCCTAAAGCGGCCCTTTAAGACCAGCGCGGCCGCCTCGAGCCGCTTCATCTTGTCCTGGCTGTCCATGCCGTCGAGGATGATTTGCTCGGCCTTGTCGAGGTCCCGCTCGGTCGCCTCGAGCGCTTGCGCCCGCAGCTTGGGATTGTCGGTCACAAACTTGCGCAACGCGGCCGACGGGATATTGAGCGATTGCGCGGCTTTGCCAACGCTGCCATGCGCATCGATGAGCGCTTTCTCGGCCGCCTTGGGGTCGATCATGTCATTGCGCGACGTAGTGACTTAATGCGCTCGAGGCGCTCCTGGCGCTGGCGAATGAGAAGCCGGCGCAACGCGCTCTCGAGCGCCCGGCGCCGATCCATCGGGACCCTGCGCGGCTTTTGCCCCCCCCGTTTGAGCCTGGCCGGGCTTCCATAGAGGAGCGCGCGCAAATGCGCGATGCGCGTTTCCTTGTCGTGTTGCTGGCAACGGTAGAGCAGGCCATCGCACCGCCGGCAGACGAGGCGGCCGTCCTCGGTCAGCCTAAGCTTGCGGGTGCGCATGCCGCATTGCGGGCAGATGAAAAACGACCATCCGCCGCCATTGGGGAATTGCGTATGCGATAGGGCGACCTTGCGCTCGCGGCCGTCGCCCATGTTGACCGCGATCGCCGTCATGGTTGGCGTGACGACGCCGGTTGCTCGCAATCTTGAAATGCCGATCGCCGGCAAGTCGTCTTTGGCGAGCGGCCTTATTCGGGATCGCTGGTCGCCCACACTTGCGACCGGCTCGGAACGCAATTGCACCATAGCTCGGCATCGATGAGGTTTTGCGCGCCAAGCAAGCCCATGTTGGCGAGGCCTTGGCCATAGAAGTTCTGCGCGGCCATCGCCTGTTGAGCGTTGTATTGCGCTTGCTGCGAATATTGCGCCAGGCTTTGGCTTTGCGCCAGGCTTTGCGCCAGTTGCATTTGCTGCAGCGCGGCGTCTTGCTGCAGGGCGAATTGAGGCGGCCGGAAGTCGGGCCCGGCCGGTTGCAGGGGCGGAATGATGGCGAGCGCCCGCTCGCGCCAGGCGTCGATGAGCTCTTGATCGCGTCGGGCTTGGACGTTGGCGCGGGCGACGTCGCCCTCGAGCTCCTCGACGCGGCGGCGCAAGTCGGCGTTGTCGATGCGAAGGGCGATGAGCTCTTGCCGATTTTCGTCTTGTCGATCGGCGCGAGACTTTTTGGCGGCGACGCCGGCGAGAACAAAGGCCAGGATGCTCGAAACCGACATTTGGGCGCGCCTCCCCGGTTGCTGCGCTTGCAATTCAAGCGTCAGACAGCGCGCATGTCAAACTTCGTTCAAGACTTAATGCCGAGCTCGCGTCGGATTGTTGGATGCTTAAGGGCGAAGCGCACCAAAAGCGCAACCGGCTTGGGGATTGTGTGCGGGCGCCCGTTGCGCTCGCCTTGCTCCCAACCGCCGACCGCGCGCGGCGACACTTGGAACGCCTTGGCAAATTCCGGTTGCGTCAAGCCGAGCTCGACGCGCGCGGCCTTGAGCTCGTCGGGGGTCATTTGGTCGCCTTTCACTTCATAAAATGCGCGACGGCGAGCATAAGCGCCACCATTGCCGCCGTTGCGATCAAAAGAATAGCGAGCGCCTTGAGCGCCTCCGTCATCCGAGCGCCCCCACCTTGGAGGCGACGCGCACCAACAGCCACAGCGCGGGGGCGCCGAGGACATAGAGGCCGCCGACCATCCATGTGAGCAACCGCAGATCGGATCGAACCGACGCAAGCTCCTTGTCGTATGAGGCAAGCTCCTCGGCGGCCTTATTCGCCTTTTCAGGGCTCGCGCCCGCCTCGATCAGCGCCTCGCGCAGCGCGCCCAATTGCAAAGCCATTAGACGAGCTCCGCGCAGGACATACGCAAGATGACGTCGCTATAGCTTTCCCCGGGCCCCCTGGCGCGCTTGAATTTGGCCAGGGTCATTTTATCCAGCCAAAGATAAAACCCGCCGGCGGGGCTCGGCAGGGCCGGCAATCGGCTATCGGGCGGAATGCCCTGGCACAAGGCCACATAGGCGGCCGCTGATATTTCAATTCGGATCATTTCAGCCGCGCCGATATTCTGAGCGGCGAATGTGGGTTGCGTGGCGATCGGCGAGCGCCTCCAATTCGCGAAAGTCGCGCCGATCGCCTTTGCTCCAATCCGCCTCAGAGGCAGGTAACTTGTGTTCTTTGAAAACGGACGGCGTTTCGACTGAAAACCATGTCCATCGAGAGGGTTCGGCGCGGTTGGGTTCAGCGTGATACATAGGCATTGAGCGGGGTCCTTTTATAGCGGGCTAATATGGGCTTTGCGCCCTTAAGTTGTCAAGGTTGCAACTTCGTTTAGATGCGGCCGCTGGCCAGCATGTAGAAGGCGAAGAGAAGCGCGAGCGCGACCATTAGGCGGCCTCGCGTTGCTTGGCGGCCTTGGCCTTGCGCGCAATGCGCTTGGACGGTTTCAGCGTCGGTTGCGTGTTCAAGCGCACGGGCGCCGCAACGGTTTCGCCGGCGAGACGCGCGGCCTTTTCCGCCATCGCTTGCGCGTAGGCTTGCTCGATTGTGAGGCCTAGCAGGCCGACGCAATTCGACTTGCGCTTGCCGAGCGCCCAATCGCGCCGATCGGCATTGGCTTGCGCCGCAAAGGCCGCGCGCGCCATCGCGGCATAATCGGGCATGACGTATTTGAGCGAAACGCGCGGCGCCGGCTTGATCGAATTGAGGCCGCGTATCCACTCGCCGACGGCCGCGCCATAGGCGCGCTTTTCATCGAGAGAGAGCTCGCGCCCGCGCGCTGTCATGCGCCATTTTTCAACCGCCGCGCTTGCGGTTTTCGGATAGCACGGGCCCCATGAGCTTGGCTCAGGCTTGCCGTTCAAGTCTTCAAAGCGGAAAGGCCGCGCGACATATTCGGCCTCGATTTCTGAGGCCTTTACGACACGTGGCGCGCTTGCAAATTCTTGCAAGTTTTTGCAAGTGGCGCGCGCCAGGATCGCGGCGGCCTCGGCGCGATAAAACGAGGTTACGCGTGTACGCCAAGCGCAATCGATACCAGACATGTTAGTCCTTTCTGGCCATTGTGGCCACTCTCGAGACGCGTATATGTGGCCATTGTGGCCAGTGTCAAGGCGCTCGCATAAACCGGCCGCGCGATGGCGGCCGGCTTAAACTAGCGCTTGGCGGCCTCCACTATTTCGATGACGTCGCTTTCGCGGCACCATGAGAAGTTAGATAGAATGAGCGCGGGGACGCGTTCATTGCGCGCGTATGGCTCAAGCAAAATGGTTTGCGTGAACTTGTCGCGCACGACATCCTCGCAAACGCCTAAGTTCGAATGCGTGTCAAAGCGCACGCGATCGCCGATGCTGATAGCCATTTAGGCGGCCTCGAGCATTGGCTCGAGCTCGTCCTCGAGCTCGTCAACCGGCGCCGCAATCGCGGCCTCGCGCATAAATTCAACCGCGCGCGACGCTGCAGCTGCAGCCGCAACGATGACTTTCTCATGATCCTCGAGAAGCTTGATCCACGTGGCGATATAATCAGCGTCGACGCCGTCATTGTCGAAACCAAATTCGCCACACAAAAACGCGCTTGTGAGCTCGGCGACAAGCTCTTCAACAGCGTATGAGCGGTCGCCAAAGCGCTTGCCAAATGTACGGTTCAAGCGCTTTTCGGCGCCCGTCCAATGGCCTAATTCGTGGAACGCCACGCCATAATAGAGCGAAGCGCTTTTGAACGTTTCGAAGGCCGGCATATTCACGAAATCGCCGATCGGCGAATAATAGGCGCGCGCTTCGCCATGGCGCATTGTCGCGCCAGTCGACGCAATGAAGGCCTCCGCGATATCGTCGCGCGTATTAGGATTGATCGCGCGTGCTTCGCTCGAGGGGTCGACAATCTTCGCCGGCAAATTGTCGCATTGCGCGACGTTGAAAACGGTATAGGCCTTCAAAAACGGTATCGCGCGCTTTGTCCCGTCGTCTTCCTGGCGAATGACTTTGGACACATAGATGACGGTTTCGCCCTTTTCGCCCTTGCGCACGTTTCCGCCAAGCTCAAGCGCTTGCTTGAACGTCAACCACAACGGCGCCTGAAATCCGCTTTCTTGCGCGCGTGACCAAAGCAAAATGACGTTCGCGCCCGAATAGGCGCGTTGCGTATGGGCGTTGCGGGGCATGACGCCAAAGCCCTTTCCAGACCAAGGTTGACGCCACGGAACAACGCCCGCCTTGAGGCGCGCGACAATCCGATCGGTGATTTCTTTGTGCAGGTTTCGCATTGCTGGTTACTCCAATAACTGGCCATTGTGGCCAGGGTTAGGGCATAGGCGCCCGCACTAAACGACCGATTGCGCGATCGTTTAGAGCTCGCGTCTAACCTTGGATTAGCGCAAACCTGGCGCGCGCGATCTTGGGCAAAATGTCGGTGCGCACGTGCACGTAATCAGCATCGGGCGCCGCGAATTTTGAGCTCGTCAAATAGCGCTCGATTTCGGAAAGCATGTCGCGCGCCTCGCGCATGGCTTGCCAAGCTTCGTCGCGATCGGTCGTTAGTCTGGCGATATGGTTCATTAGAGACACCGCTCGCGCTTGCCATCGGCATGCACGCGAATGACAATGCCGAGAAAGTTTCCAGGGCAGTCGCGCGACACATAGATGACGTTTGGGAAAATTTGGACGAAGGCGTCGCCAAGCTTGATTGCAAAGGCGAAGGCCTCGTCTCGATTGTGGTAAGGTATTCTCATCGGTTTCAACTCCTATCGGCTAGCCACAATGGCTAGTTGCGCGCCTGATATAGGTGGCCACAATGGCCAGTGTCAAGAGGCCAGTGGACAAGTTTTCAAAATTATTTGCGCGCTCTCAATCGCGCGCTTACGATCGCCTGCAGAGCTCGCCGGCGATCGATCGCCGGCTCACAGTGCTTTAGCCACCCGCCCTCTTAAACCTCACTACGCGCCAGCCCTGGCGTTTTCCGCACGTGTCAACACACATGCTCGAGCATAAGCGAGCGCCTCAAACCAATCACGCCCAAAGCGCCAGTCGCTAAACTCGCAATCGCGCCACCCAAACCTTCCGCAAACCTCGAACTCAAAACAATCGCCAAACGGGGGAAATTGGAGGTTTCGCCATAAATTGGCGGGCCCGTTTAAAAGACGCGAGAGGGCAGGGCATAGCGCGGGGATTGCTAGCGTCACGTGATTATAGATCACGTGCTATCACGTGCTAACGCATTGATATCGTTGACATTTCTATGACGACGTCGCGTCCTGTGTGGGCAACATGTGGGCAATGAGAGCCTAAGCGCG